GATGTTGTTGCATACTCATCTTCGGATAGAAGATTGAAGGATAACATCGTAAACATCGAAAACCCAATTGAAAAAGTTCAGAAATTGAACGGTGTAACATGGGATTGGAATGATAACGCTGATGAACTTCAGAAATCTATTGCAAATGTAGGGGTTATTGCTCAAGAAGTTGAAGAAGTTCTTCCACAATTAGTGAAAGATAGAGAGAACGGATATAAAGGTGTAGATTACGCTAAGTTAACTGGTCTTTTAATCGAAGCTGTTAAGGAACAACAGAAACAAATCGATGAGTTGAAATCTCGATTAGGATAAGAAATAAATAAGAACCACCCACCTTCCTTATATAAGAGAGGTGGGTTCGGTTTTTTCTAAATCCTCATATATATAATTAAATAATTGAAAACGGTAAGTCATAAATATGGCACAAGTAGTAAAGCTAAAGAGAACCTCTGTACAGGGTAGAATACCCTCTATTTCCAACCTCGAATTAGGAGAGTTGGCAATTAACACCCATGATGGTAGAATATTTTTTGAAAAAGATAATGGTATATTATCTATACAAGAAATTCTAACCACAAATTCACAAAATTCAGGTTCATTTAACTTAACTGGTGCTATTTCGGCTTCAAGTTTATCAATTAGTGGAGATACTACCATTGGTGGTAATCTTACATTAGGTGGAAACATTACAATAGGTGATGCAACTACTGATGTTGTTAATGTTACTGCTGGATTTAGTGGTTCCCTACTCCCAAACATAAGTTTAGAATCAGATTTAGGTTCTCCTACTGAAAAATGGAAGGATTTATACGTAGGAACTGCCTCGGCAGATTTTTTTGTTGGTGATGGTAGTGGATTAACAAATTTACAAGTATCATCAAGTATTGTAGAAGCTACAACTGTAACTTCTTCCTTTGATAATGAATCAACTATTTCAATAATACATAGTTTTGATTCTAAAAATATTATAGTATCGGTATATGATACCGATTACTCACAAATTATTCCACAAAGTGTAACTCTTACAGATAATGATACCGTAGATATTGTATTATCAAATACTGGCTCAGGTCATGTAGTAGTTGCAAATGGTGGACATATAGTACGAGGTCTTTATGTAGACGAAGTTGCAAAAGTAAGTGATACTTTTACTAATCAAACTTCTTATACAATTAATCACTCATTTGGTACCAAGGATGTAATTGTCACGACATATAACACAAGTGATGAACAAATTTTACCACAATTAGTATCCACACCAACAACTTCTTCAGTTGAAATAGGATTTGAAAATCCAACAAGTGGTCGAGTTGTTGTAGTAAAAGGAGGTCACTTAGTATCTGGTTCAATTCCTTTTGAAAATATATCAAATAAACCTGACTTAATTAGTGGAAGTGTAACTGGTTCTAATATAGTAGGCTCAGATACAGTTACTTCAATCGAAACTATGACATCTGCTTCTTATGCATTAATTACACCTGTGAGTGGAACTCTTTATATAATTACAGATTAAGATGAACTTATCAAATGCAACAGAGTTATATATAAACAATAAGGATGTAAATGAAGTTAGATTAAATAACAATTTAATTTGGTCTAAGTACTTCCAACCAAACACTAATGGATTGGTAATGTTTATAGATGGTTCTAACCCTGACTCATATTCAGGAAGTGGAAACACTTGGTATGATATATCTGGTAATAACCATAATATTTCACTAGGTTCTACTGTTTCTTATACTTCTGATTTTGGTGGAGTTTTAACTTTTCCTGAAAATTCAAATGGATACGGTAGAAATACTACTATGAATCTATCAACATCTAATTATACAGTTATAACTTATGTAAGAAAGTTATCTAACTCCAATAATGGGCGTACAGTTACTGCTTACCAAAATAACTGGTTAATCGGACACCATGATGATACTTATGGGGATTACTATGCAGAAGGATGGATATACAGTCCTTCAAGTCCAAAATCTGATACAACTTGGAGAATGTTTGCAGGTACTGGTCATATATCTAATGATGTTTATCAACTATATATTAATGATTCACTAATTGTTCAAAACAACTTAGGAAGTCAAGGACCACGTGGATGGAATTTTAACAATCAGTATGACCAATATTCAAACTGTCAAATCGCAAATCTTATAGTATATAATAGAGTACTATCAGCATCAGAAATTCAAGATGTATATAATAACACTAAAGGACGATTTGGACTGTAAATAATATAATATGTACGATGTTTACTACACTACTGGCGGAGGACCTTGGGTAAATGCAGGAACGGATACTTGGGTTAATTTATGGTTAGAGTTAATTGCACCTAAATTAGAAGTAAAACCAGTTCTTCTTATTCATAGAAACAAACCAAAAGGTCATGAAGATTTTCAATTTCCAATTGAAGCTCACTGGCATGGTGATGATATTCGTAAATTTGAAAAAATAGTTAATGATTGTAGAAGAATTCATATTTTACATGGTCATTATACTCCAATGGGGGTAATAGAAAACAACAAACACAAGATTTATTCAAACGTACTACATAATTCAGTAGACCATATTTTAAAATCACAAGTTGGTACTGATGCTTCATTAGGTTGGCATCCTTATCTAAGTTCAGAATGGGAACAACGAGTTAATGAGTGGGCCAAAGAATCAATATGGGTAGGATTATACGATATTATTATTCCTAACAGAAAAATACCCAACTTTTACGAATTTAAATACAACGAACCTTTATCAGAATCTACTAATTTAGGATTCGCCGCAAGATGTGAAGGTAGAAAGAATCCTCATTACTTAGATGGATTGAAATCTTTTATTTTTACAAATTCTATTGAATTTAACTTAGTTTGGAAAAATGGCGCAAAGGTAGATGTTGGTAAATCAAAGATATATCACTATGATTCATCATTTAAAGATATATTTTACAATATGGATTGGGGAATCTCCCATTCATCGTTTACATCAGAACCATTTGGTTATGGAATCTTTGAAGCAGTGGATAGGGGTAAATTACCCATTCTAAATGGAAATTGGTGTAAAGAGTTAGAATATCCATACCGTGCTTCATCTAAAACAGAATTTCATCATATTTATAGTAAGTTATTAGAAACCCCCTTTGAAGAAAAGAAAAAATGGTTTAATGTTATTAAATCGTTTATGATTGAAAACTTTTCAGATAAAGATAAGTGGATGAAGGACTTACTCAATATTTATAATATATAGGGAAATATAATTATGGCTATAACAGCAGGAGAAACATTAAGTTTAAACAATTTAGGTTCAGCAACAGGAGTTGCAGCAGGACCACGTTCATTATCAGCAGCAAAGGGTAATACTACTGGACCAATCGCGATGTCATCATTTGGTATCGATTCCGTTGGTACATTAAATGGATATACTTATGCAGTAGAAGATACTCAAGAAACTTACAGACTGAGTTTTATAGGAAGTGGTTCAAATTTTACTTCAAGAATTGCATCAAGAGGTGAAAACTTTACTTGGTCTGTTGCATCTGGTACTACTATTAGTTTAACCTCTAATAATGGTGAAACTGCAGTATTTACGGTATCAAACAGACCAAATACAACAGGTACATTACAGCCAGTTTCTTTAAATACTCTTAGAGTTAAATTTGCTGATGGGTTTAATGACCATGCAACAAATTATAACACCAATAGAGATAAACCAGTTTATTCGGTAGATTCTTATGATGGTAACTCAACTGCATTATGTTTAACTGCCGATACTCCGGTAACTCTTGCTGATGGGTCTACTCTTGAGATTGGTGATTTAGAAGAAGGAATGAAATTAAAGGGTTATTCTATTGATGGTCTACTACCTTCAAGTGAAATGAACTTTTTAGATTGGAATTCGGATTCTCTTAATGTATCTGAAAAAGAAGTAACAATTCAGAATATAGTTTTTTCATTTTCAGAAAAAATATATAATATAAATGATGGTACCTTAAAATGTACCGCAGAACACCCATTCTTAGTTAAAACTTTAAATGGTGAGTATAAATTTATTGTAGCTCATTTGTTGAGAGAAGGTGATTCATTAATTAAATCAACCGAGGATGGTGTAATTGAAGAAATCATAACTTCTATTGATATTGAGATGGAAGCATCAGAAATTGTAACTATTGATGTTGAAGATGTTGATACATATTTGGCAAATGGATATATTACTCACAACAAAGGTGGAGATTCTCATACTGATTTAGCAGCACCAGGTGCACCAACAACATTAGCATATTCTCACCCATCTTTATCATGGAGTGGTGGTTCATCAAGTGGTACAACTGGTATAACTGCATATGATGTACAAATCGATAACAATTCAGATTTCTCATCACCTCTTATTAATGAAACTAATTGGAATGATTCATCAATACAATTGGCAGGTGGTGTTGTTGCTGCAGGAACTTATTACGCTAGAGTTAGAAATATTGACCACGGATTAAAATCTACATGGAAAGTATCAACTGCATTTAGTGTAGTAGTTTAAAAATAATTTTTACGTTTGGAGTAATTCTATATATTTATATATATTAACATAACAAATACAAATAATTAAATTTTACAAAAATGGCGGAAGCAATTAAGTTTACAGAAGAAGAAGTAAATTCAATCAATGGTTTAAGACAAGAAGTTGCAAATGTGTTCACTCAATTAGGACAAGTTGCAATTGAAAAGAAACGAAGAATTTCAGAGATTGAAGGTGTTGAAACACAATTACTTCAAAAACATTCAGAATTGGTAACTCAAGAACAAGAATTGTTCAAGGGATTGAATGAAAAGTATGGAGATGGTAACTTTGACCCTGCAACGGGTGAATTTACACCTACTCCTAAAGAAGATACTGAAGAGTAATTTTATTCTTGAGTAAACAACATTATACTTATATAAAGAGTATTATTATACAAAACAATAACAAGGAGTAATAAAACATGGCAGAAAAGATTGTATCACCTGGTGTATTTACAAGAGAGAATGACCTTTCTTTCTTATCACAAGGGATTGGAGAAATCGGAGCAGCAATAATTGGACCATTCCATAAAGGACCTGCATTCGTACCAACCGTAGTAAATACCCAATCAGAATTTGAATCAATATTCGGTACACCGAATGGGGATTTTTACACGGGATATACCGTACAAAATTATTTAAGAGAAGCTGGAACTGTAACTATCGTTCGTGTTGGACATATTGGTGGTTATTCTCACGTTACACCTCTTGCTATTAAAGTAAGTGGTTCAAGTGGAATTCAAGTTGTAGGAACTCTTAATGTAACTCACAATGGAGATGAATCTGTTGGTTTACCTGATACTGTATTGAATTCACAACCATCCGCATCTGCATTCTCGATTAGTGGTTCTGAGTTATCAGAAGTATCTGCATCTATCTTACCTTCAGCTGGTAATGATTTATCAGATGTATTTGGTGAGAACGCAAGAGGTTCTAAGGAAGCATATGTTTACAACTATTACGAATCAGCAGCAACTAATCAATCAGATGAGTTAACTGCAGGTGGAAAAGTAATTGTTGAAGAAATGCCAACTCAAGATTTCGCACAAGATATTTCTCACGCATCTACTCCTTGGATTAAATCACAATTGATTTCTGGTGAGAGACATGACTTGTTTAGATTACATACTCTTGGTGATGGTTCAAACTATAACAAAGAATATAAAGTATCTATCTTTAACGTAAAAGCAGCTGGAGAAACTAACTCTACTGATTACGCTACTTTCTCAATGATGATTAGAGGATACTCTGATACTGATAAGAGAAAATCTGTATTAGAAATTTATAACAACTTAACACTTGACCCTGCATCTCCAAATTATATCAACAAGATTATTGGTGATATTAACATTACTATTGATGCAAATGGAAAACAAACATTCACAGGTGATTACTCAAACCGTTCTAAATTCGTAAGAGTTGAAACTAAAGATGAAGGTTCATTCCCAATCATCGCAGGACCTTTCGGACATGGTGCTTATACTAATACAGTAAAAGTAACTACTGAAACTGAAGTACCTGCAGTAGTATTCACTACTAAATCATCTGATAATACATCATCTAATGGTGTATCATTTAGTGGTATTGATTTAGAAACATCAGTTGTTAAGATTGATAACTCACATTACTTGAAACCATTACCATCTGATGCTGGTGTTGGTGCAAACGTAGATTTCGCATTTGATACTACTTTATCTTTTGAATTGACTGGTTCGGATTCTGCAGATGTAAACAAAAGACAATTTACAGTAGGATTCCAAGGTGGATTCGATGGTATATCTCCAACAATCAAAGCAGCTAAAGCTGGTGATTCTGATTGGGGTGCTGGAAACTCACAAGGATTTGATTTGGCTACTTCAACAGCAAGTGGTTCAGTTGCTTATGTAAAAGCAATTGCATCTGTATCTAACCCTGATGATTTTGATATCAACTTAGTATCTGTACCAGGTGTTGTAAGAAGATTACACTCTTATGTATTTGATAAAGTAACTGATATGGTAGAAGCTAGAGAAGATGCATTCTTCATTGGTGATGTAACTGATTATAACGATTCAATTGATTTAGCAGTAGAACAAGGACAAGCAGTTGATTCTAACTATGTTGGTACTTACTACCCATGGGTTAAAACAATCGATTCAAGAACAAACAAACTTACAACCGTTCCACCATCAGTATTGATGCCAGGAATATATGCTTCTAACGATGCAGTTGCAGCTGAATGGTTTGCACCAGCAGGTTTAAATAGAGGTGGAGTTGTAGGAGCAGTTTCTGTATTGAACAGATTAACACATGCTGAAAGAGATACATTATATGAAGGAAAAATCAACCCAATCGCTCAGTTCCCTGGAGAAGGTATCGTGGCATTTGGACAGAAAACACTTCAAGACCGTTCGTCTGCACTTGATAGAATCAACGTAAGAAGATTACTTATCAAAGTGAAGAAGTACATTGCATCTACATCAAGATACCTTGTATTCGAACAAAACACAGCTCAAACAAGAGGTAAATTCTTGAATACTGTTAATCCTTATTTAGAAGGAATACAACAAAGACAAGGTTTATACTCGTTTAGAGTAGTAATGGATGAATCTAATAACACACCAGATGTAATCGATAGAAACATCTTGGCAGGGGCTATTTACTTACAACCTACCAAGACTGCTGAATTCATTGTAATTGATTTCAACATTCTACCGACTGGGGCTAGTTTCACCGCATAATTAGAAAAATAAAAAAACTATATTTATTAGTATAATAGGAGAATAAACAAAATGGCAGAAGTATTAGAATTTAACGATATGTTCTACACGAACTTCGAACCAAAGATGAAGAATAGATTCATCATGGAAATCGATGGTATTCAATCATATCTTATCAAAACAGCTAACAGACCTTCAATTCAATTTGAAACTGTAACACTTGACCACATCAACGTAAACAGAAAATTGAAAGGTAAGGGAACTTGGCAACCTATCGATATTACTTTATATGACCCAATCGTACCGAGTGGAGCACAACAAGTAATGGAATGGGTAAGAACCTCTCATGAATCAATCACAGGCCGTGATGGTTATGCTGATTTCTACAAAAAAGATATTGATATTTTTATGTTAGGACCAGTTGGTGATAAAATTGAAAATTGGAAAATTAAAGGTGCATTTATTCAGAATGCAGTATTTAATGATTTAGATTGGAGTTCAAACGACCCATCTGAAATCACTCTTACTCTTGAATACGATTACGCAATTTTAGAATACTAATACAATACTCCATTTTACTATACAGAAAGAGTTCTCTTGTTGAGAACTCTTTTTTTTTCAATTTTTTTGAAATTATATATTTATATACAAACAAATTAAATAAAAGTTTATGTCAAATTATGATTTTCCAACGGAAGTAATTTCACTTCCATCTCAAGGTAAATGTTATCCAGAAGGTAATCCCCTCTCATCTGGTCAAATTGAGATTAAATACATGACTGCTAAAGAAGAAGAAATTCTTGCTTCACAGAATCTTATTAGAAAGGGGGTGGTTCTTGATAAGTTATTTGAATCTATTATTGTAGATAAAA